CCCATGCAATTCCTTCGTAAGCTCCGATATACCTGTAATCAACCACTGTACCATTTTTTATAAAAGCTGGATGGACACTAAAGCCAGATTGTGGGAGAAAAGATATTTCCCAGGTATGGGTTGTTCCGGAGTAACCATACTTGTAATAAAATTTAGGTATCTGGACCATGACTTGTCCGTCGCTGCCATCAAGAACAGCTGTACAAATTTCAAAAGTTTCACCTGTATCCATGATATCAGCGTCAATAGAAAGAACTGCATCGCTATCTTTTGCAGTTATCATCGCATAGGTGTTATCAGTTGTATTGTGGACATAACGGCCTACATAGTTCGCTGCTGGTTGGCTCAAAACTCCGATATTGAAAGTCTCACCTATGGCCATAATGCTACCGGTTATTGAAAGTACATCGTCGCTGTCTTTAGCTGTAATCCTGGCATAAGTATCGTCAGTAGTATTGTGGACATACTTGCCAACATATTCAGATTCGGCGGCAACAAAAAGACCCACGTCAGAAACCTTATAGGCTGTAGCGGTATACTCAGTTCCGGTAGCAGTAACGGTCTGAGAAACTTTACTTGCTGTCCCCGCATCATCGGTCCCAATAATAGTCGGGCTAATGTGTGCTCGGTTGTAGGAGCTACTAGCGTCAAGATAATACTGTACTATCCCGGAGTCACTAAGGATACACCTTCTCATTGCAGATTGGATAGGCAATAGTCCTGCTACTGGACTATAACTTACTGCCATACCTTCTAATGCACCTGTCCTTGTATACGTGTCCGCAGATTCGTTCCAAGAAACGCCATAATAGGTATTAACTATCGCTGTAACAATAGGCACCGAAAGCGATGTCGTTAAATTTAAAGATACGCCCGTAGCTGTGCCGATATCAGGGCTCCCGAATGATGGGCTATCGCCCCACGGGAACGGCACCGGCGGAAACGCAAATGAAACCGAAGCGATTAGCAAGATGACAAGCACTGAACAAAAATTAATGGTTATTCTTTTCATAACTACCTCCCGATTCTGTATAAAATCAATTGTGCGTCATTTACGCCAATATTTGTTCCATCGGTTTCGTTCGAAAGCATCATTGACACCGCGTCGGATGCGCTTAGATCCAAAATTGAGCAAGTCGTCATCGGCAGCGGAACCGTCCCGACGGATGCCGTCCGCCTGGTTGCCGCTGTTGCGGTTCCATTCACGCCAATATGCAAAAATATTGTTTTCGTTCCCGTGACATAAAGCGATGTCGTTGCCACCGCCGCATACTTGCCGGCGTTCGTGACCGTTAATTCAACCGCGTTCGTCAGCGTGTAGCCATTGACTTCGCCCACGGTCATGTTCGCAACCGTATAATCGGTTGATGCCGCCGCGCATGTTACGCTGTATGCCACAACGTCAGATTGCGACATCGAACCATAAAAAAGATCAACCCGAACCCCGCCAGCATAAACCGGAACCGCGATCACACAAAGCAATGCCACCATGAGCATAATTTTTTTAATCATATCAACCTCCGTAAAACCGTGACCGTCCAGTCATCCGACGACGCCGCCGCCAGCAACCTCACATTGTCCGACGATATATCTACACTCAAAACAAGATCGCTTGTGTCGCCTATGTCGGCCGTTTCGATTGCCGTATATTCAACCGTGTTTCCGGTCGCATTCCAACAAGCCAGGATTGTACCGGCCCGTAATGCCGTTGATTTCTTGACTTTGAAATCCCAGAAGCAAGCGTCTCCGTCCGTGTCCGCGAACGTGTCAACGGTTTCCGTGCCTGTATCGACGTCAGTATTTGAAACCTTTGTCATTAACATAATAAGTTCCACCATTTGAATTTGGATTGTATCATCCGGCCGCCGGATATAGTCGATCACTTGAAATTGAGACTCTTCGCTTTTGACCAGCCCGAGCATTGCAAGGTCGAGAAAATCTCCGGCTTCGAACTTGAACTCGATCCGGTCGCCGCGTTCGATATCGTGAAAGAAATGGCCGCCGGCAACCTCAATCAGTAGCCGTGATTCTGCGTGCTGGTCGGTTTCCCATCGTAAAAGGTTGTCGGCCTGGGATCGCCCGGTGGCGTATGGATATGATTTCCGGTCATGTTGAAGTGTGCCGAAAGCCGTCACCCCTCCGGCGTTGATATACGATACCGCTTCCCGGTCTGCTTCGTCGTTATCGGAATACCCCGACCAGTCCCGGGCGTATGCTGCAACCGTCGTGTTTTCCAGTTCCGCACGCAGGGTCATGTTGATATAGACTTGCCCGAGGTCGATCCGCTCCGCCGTGATGGTTTTATCAGGTGCATCATATCCGCTGTTATTTGATGCAACAATATGATGCTGCCCGGCTTCCCAAAAACCAATACATGATGCTTGATGCGCGATCCGGTTCAGAAACTCCCGGACGTTTGGTTTTTGAAGCAGGACCGGCCCCTCAGTAAAGCTGTTTGAAAAGATATATTTCCCGGCCTCGGTATATGCAGCCGTGTTGATTTGTGCCGCTGCGAGTCCGCACCGGTCAATAATGATATGTTTTAGGATATGGTCCGGACGTTCGATCAGGGCGTCGGCCGTGCCGGTGTATGTTCCGGCGCCGTCGTCTTGATAGCCTTTTATATCAGCCGCCACCCTGCCGCCGATTACGGCGTCTGCGCTTGAGTTGCCGGAGAAATTAACGCCGCCGGTTTTGTCGATATTGTACACATAAGAAAACATTGTTAATTCAAGTCCGGTAAGCGTGCCCGTAATGTCTCCATCAAATGACGATGCCCCTGTCAACCTCCAACCTACGGTGTTGTTATTCGGATAGTTGTTCACAGAATTATATTCTGTATATGGCGACCCAGCGTCTAATGTGATAGCTCCGTTTTCGACCTCAAATATTTTTGTATATCCTGATGTTCCACCTCCATCTTCGATCGCAATAGACATTTTTCCAGTTGTCCCAAGTGACACAATATTAACCGAATAATTAAACTTGATCGAATATCCATTTTTGCTGTCGCTTGTTACAAAACTCGGTGCCCAGGATTGTCCGAGATAGGCGGTATATGACACGTTTCCAGTAACCTGATATGAATCAGGTAGATCACCATCTGAAGAATTAGAAACAAAGGTTCCATTCGTGGTCGTAGTTCCGCTTTCATAAAGTAATCTTGCTACCTGCTCGCCCGTAAACTCTATCACAGCCCTATCGCCGTAGCTAGCGTGTTGGTCGGCAGTTTGTCCTGTGTATGCCGTATAATTTCCGGTTTGCCGGACGTTTGCGACATACACATTATCAATCGACTTGACCGCCTGCCCTATAGCGTAGAAATATGATGACTTTATTTCTGCAACACCCTCCCCCGCTGAATGGACTATATCGCTTGAAAGGTTTGTGTTGCGGTCATTTATCGTGAAAACGTTGCCAGACTTAGAGCTATAATCCATTTCTTCGCCGCCGATCCGCAATGAACCAGAATCCGGAAATTTGCTTGCATCGCTTACCTCTGGGTCCAGCGTTGAACCGGTCATTCCGGAAATAAGGGTCGTTATCGCTCCGGCATCCACCGCCAAAAACGGAACCTTCTTGCATGTCCCCCAGGCTTGCGGAAGCATTTTGCCGATGTCGTCCGGATCTGCACTCGGAAAGTCCGCTATATCAAGAATCTCATGGCTGAATTTCCGGGAAATCCCGAGCTCATATCCGGTGCAAGTGATCGTGATTTGATCGCCGGCCATTATCCGGGGATCTTCGATCTCACCTTTAAATACTGTCACCGCATCGGCTGCCGCATACGCGCCCTCGAAAAACTCATAAACTGTGATCGTGGCATATTGCACCTGATACGATGCAATCAGGGCGGTGAACCTGGCCGCACCGCCGACTGGCGTTTTGTTATCGACAACGAAATCGAATTCGGAAGGAGCGACGGAATAATCGTAAGGATTGATTTTACCGTTTTTGATCGTGCCCCAGCTTAAAATAAGTGGGTCGTATAAATTGCTGTCAAATACGCACTCGGAACCAGCGGCGCCCCAAACGCGGTCGCACAAATAAAGCGTCAACCCAGATATCTCAACCACGGCAACCCGAACCGGCGAAACGATCATTCCGTCGATTATGGTTGTTACCGCTGCCGATACGGTTTTCATGATTAAAGCTCCTCGATTAAATCAACTGAAACTGTGTGATAATCTGTATCGATAGCCTCTGCCGTGGGTGGATCTGACGCAAAAGCCGCAAGCCAATAATCGCCGTCGTGGTCTGCAATATAAAAAGGTTTTGAAAACTCATCGAGAAGTGCGGTTGCTGTTTCCCAGCTCGTGAGCTGCGCCGCCGACATCAAAAACGAATAGCGCCGGGTCTTTCTTGCCAGGCCTTTTTTTGTAAATCTGGTCGAGCCACCGATGGTCCGGTTCCGCTTGACGTTCGAAAGGTCGCCCTTAACGTGGCCCGGGCGAAGTTTTAGCGAGAATGAATATCCGAGCGACATAAAGATTTCCGAGCATGTTGGATTTGTCATGCTGGTTACGGTCACGCGCCAATATCTTTTTGTCAGTGACGTCGACAAGGTTTTGATGATTTGCAAGTTATCGCCCTGCGTCCAGTCTGAAACCGCATCAGTCCAGTCAACATCGTTCGTGGACCATTGCCATTGCATGTCCTCGCCGGTGAAATTGTGCTTTTCGATTGCCAAAAAATCAATGGCGACCGGTGCCGCTCCCTGATCTACGTGGAACGTGATCGCGCCGGCTGCGGTATATTTCCAGTAAAGCGAAATCACCCGGTCGTATAACCGCGCCGCCGGGTAACTGGTATCTGATCCTGTGGCCGTGACCGTGCCGTCCTCAAGGATGCTTAGTGGGTAGAATACGATATCAGCCATTATCCCCACCTCATATTTAGATTTAAAAGCTCTGACTGGATTTCTTCGGCAAAAACTCGCGCGGATTGCTGGTCGCCTGACATATAATTTGCGTTCATGTTCACGGTTACGCCGGCCTGTGCATATTGAGGAGCCATTTGAGAATAAAGCCGTTTTTCTTGCTCGGCTGAACTTCTTATTGTCCGGGTCTGGTTCTGCATGTTCCTGATACTCAGCATCCGCACCCTGGCCACATCAGGACTTATCCTGCTATCGCCCGGGATCGCCTGGAGCTTTGCCATAGCCCGAACGATATTGTCTATCTTGCCGGCGGCTTCCGCTTCGATTGCTTGTAGCCCGGCGGATACTGCCGAAAAGTCCGCGGTCATGGAAGGTGAAAGGGCCTCGAAGTCGGAAACAAAGGTATCTGTTTTCAATGTCATTTCGTCAATTTTTTCGGATAGCGGCCTTATCGTGGACCCCCTGCCGAGGAAGTCGAATAGGACCGGGACTGGTTCGGGCGCCGCCGGTGATGGTCGTAGCTTTACGCCGGATAAATACATTTGTTCTTGGATGTCTCCGAGCATGCCTCCGGATCTTCCCGGGCTGCCGCCAAACTCATTTGATTTTATGGACCTGCTTTTTAGTGTGCGGTAAAGGTTTTGAACTTTCACCGTCGCCTCAGCCGCAGCCTTTACGATATAAAGAAAACCATTTGCAATGCTTCGCGCCCAACCGCCGATAGTTTTTGCAACGTCAATAAAAGATCGCATGCCAGCAATCAAGCCCGATAGCTCAATATTCTCGATAGAGTTTTTGACATAATAAAACCAATCCGAAATCCTTAATCGGATCAAGTCCTCATTTGCCGCCGTCCATGCGTGAAACTGCTTGGCGATAGATTGAACCTTTGGAGTTAGGCTGTTTAACCATCCTTGAAGCTCCCTAACAAGCCCGATAAATGTCTTGTTTTTTGTTATGGCATATCCCATTTCTTCCTTTAAATCGCCGAATGTGTTTGATGTTTGGGCGACAGCCCCTCCAAAAAGCGCTATTTCAGACTTTGCCGCTCCGCCAAATTGTGACCGCATTTCTTTTAATATGATGTTTTGGGCTTGCATTCTTTTGCCAGACTTCCAAAGCGTTTTTATCATTTCTGTTTGGACTGCTGTGAACTGAACGCCAGCCCTCCCGAGTGCGGAAAGATTCTTGACCGGATCATTCATCGCTTTTCCAAGCATAACAATCGATGATTTTAAATCTTGCTGCATTGCGGTTGATAAATCTAACGCCGCCTGCATCGTGCCCTTGAACGCTTCCTCTTTCACGTTCTTAAATGTTGCAAGGATGCCCATGCCAGCCAAAATCAATTCATCACCAAAAACAGAAGCCTCTTGAAATGCCGAAGCCATTTTCTTTAGCTCGTCAATCGTAAATCCCGCCGCGTTTCCGGTGGCCTTTATAATTGACTCAAGCCGACGTTCAACCTTCTCCTGTTCATTTGATAGCCCGATCATGTCACCGATTAAACGTTTAACACCCCAGGCCGAAAATGCAGCAATGGCAATCGACTTCATGGAAAATAGCGCACGTCCGATGCCTTTAAACGCGCCGGTGATCTTCCCGACGGTGGTCGATACCATTCGGAAGCCGGTTGACAACCCTGTCGCAAGAGGTTTCGTGTTAGCTTTTATCTCAACATACGCCGCGCCCAAACTCATCGTGTCGCCTCGCACTCAAAAAAAGCATGCCGAACCAAATCAAGGCATTTATTTTGATCTTTGACCTTAATCATGTCCATCACCGAAAAAACCGGCACTAAATCAAGCGTGATCTGTATCGACTCGCCGAGCTGGTTTGTTCTTTTTTGGTCATGGACGTACATAAATACCCTCGCTGCATCCTCGTTTACCGCCATCAATTCCGGTTCGCAGTCATCGCATGGCGGGTCTTCGTCGTAAATTGCATAGGTCATGCGGCATTCTTTACAAGTTGCTCCGGTGGTTGCCCACTGGCACCATTCAACAAGGTTTTTTTTTGATCTGTTTCCGCCTTTTCGGTTTCCGGCCCGAGAAACTCCACCGCATCATTTACAAAGCCGTTGAACTCAACACTTCCGGCCATCATTTTTGACTTGTTTTCCTTGCTGCACTCGATCTGCGTTCCGTCTGGTTTCCGAATATCCCAATCCTCGATAATGCCGTCGAGATACCGTTCTTCGCGTTCGGCCTCTTTGCCTTTGATAATCCGCTGAAACTCAATCCGGTCCGGTGGATATCGTCGGTCGATCTTACCTGATTTTTTCCTTTTCGGTACATATTCAACGATAGTTTCGATGGTGTCGTTGTCGATCGCTTTCTGAAATCCAGCATCAGGAAACCGAATCTTGACCCGTTCCGGTGGGTTCGCATCATTCGGAACCGTAAACCAAATCCCGGCGCCCAAATTGTCAATATCAAAAGGCATGCTCCATGCTCCTTTTTGCTCCGTGAATGATTGCGGGAAACCGGCCCGGAGCATTGACCGGCTTTTTAGCTCGGCAAAAGCCTATCCCGCAAGTTTTTAAATCAGGCGCCAGGCGCCGTACATCTGAACGGAAAAAGATACTTCCATCAATCCGGCTTTGTCGCTTGAAGTTGTCGGCTCCTCATTGACATAGACATAAGAAACCGGCACCTCACCAGGAAGCCCGCCGCCCGCCGCAGTGGTGTCGTTTGGCGTGTAGTACGATATCGAATCAACATAGAGCCGAAGGTCTGTAATCTGTGATTGATAATAATGAGCCGCCCTTAAAAGGTCTTGGCCCTGGGTGTCGTCTTTTTTGTACTTTGCGGTAACCTTAGCCGTGCCCCCGGTGATCAAGCCCGGCAATGCTTGGTCGTAGGTATCGCCATACTCGGTATCTTCAAGCAGAGCAAAAGACCCCCCGGATATTTCCCACGTCCCGCCGCCAAGGACGCTATTCGTCGCGCCGATGGTGACTTTTTGATTAATGCCTATCTTGCTTTCGTATGCCATTTGCCAAGCCTCCAACCGCTCCGTGAATTTTCTTAAAAAGTTTGTGCGTGTCCCAACCGACAGCCAACAAGGAAATATGCCGAACGTCAATCGAAGTATCACAAAATATCTTGTACCCTGCCGCCCTCAACTTATTGCAAAACTGGATGTCCTCGGCGCCATCTTCAAACCATGGATATTCCAGATCGACAAAAATGTTCATATCGTAAAGCACACAACCGCATCCGGTCGCGTCGATCTCAACCAGCCCTCCCTTTTCGATTTCGGCATCCGGGACAAGCTCTCGGTGATCCGGGTCACCGCGTAATAGGATGTGATCGAAAGGCGGATATCGCCTGTGAACTTTGGCATGAACAACTGGCTTATCGTGCGACAAAAGCCTATCAATCAAATCGTCGCACTCTGTGAACTCATCGGTGTCCATCATCAGGATATGGGTGCATCCGGTTTCGAGTGCTTTCCGGACGAGATTATTCCGGATCTGATCCATCCGGCCCGGGTAATCAGGCGACAAGAACTCAAAGCCTATCGGGTCGCCTGCCCGAAATCGGTTGATCAAGTATCGAGTAATCATTCGCACCGCCGAAAAGTGATAATTTGCGTAAATCATTTGAAATGTCAGCGGTTCAGCGAGTGCGATCTTGACCCCAAATTTTTCGCGCATCCGTTCAATTTTGCGGAAATAGAACCGCTTTTTATCGTGCTTTTTGGCATCCTCGGAATATGCTTTGTCATAACCTGCATCCAACTCAGCCGTCTTGTTCACTGGGTGATGGTGTTTTATCTTTGTGCCTTCGGCAAATACCCACCGACCCTGCTCCATTGCGATATCGCGCAGTTCATTGTCACACCAGCAGTGCCGATATTCAGTCGAAAAGAAATTGCCACCCGGGATGTGCTTCAGCATGTTTTTGTGCGCCATCCAGTGCGCTACCGGGTTCGGGCCGGCCGGGCTTTCGGTATTCAACCCGACAACCCCCCAGCCATCCGGCAGGGTTTCAGTGGCTTTCATTGCTTCGGCAAGAAATCCGGGCTCTGGTTCGGTATCGTCTCCGAGAAACATCACCCAATCATAATGGGTTTTCGCGGTCAGCTTCCTGACCATGGCCGGGCAACCGATCCAGTTTTTATCGTCAATGGCGATTACTTCATAATCCGGGCCGCCGATTGCGTTTTTATGGATAGCATAAATACACCGTTCCGCAGACTCTGGACGGATTACTGGAATTATTATCGAAACCTTTTGCTCCGTCATTTGCATGTCTCGCAATCGACAATCATATTGCCAGGACAACCAACATTATGTTCGGATTTTGCATTGCCCCTCGCAATATAACGGCCTAATAATTTTTCCCCCTCAAATAGCTTAAATTCACAACCTTTTTTGATGTCGCCAAATTGAGACGGCAACCATTCATTGTCTTTAAAAATTAAAACCTTTCGCCATTTATCCGTCATTTGCTCCGCTCCTTATTCGGTGTGATCCATTCAGAATCAAACCCGTCTATATACCGTGTTGTCTTTGGTACTTGTGAATAATATCCGTGCTTTGGTATTTTTAATTCAGTTCCCGGAATATATTTTCTGTTGTCCCCGTTGGTATGTGCATCAAATGAAATAAACCTAAATCCTGAGCATCCAAAAAGTTTCCCTATCTGGATTGCAAGTATCATAGAACATTCATTGCCTATCAAATCCAAAAGTTCCCAATCAAAAATGAATCTCGGCTTATAATCCGGAAAACAGAACAAAGACTCATGCTTGTGAACAAGTAATGCCGCATTTTTTGGTCTTCTAATAAATCCGCAAGTATTTCCGCAATCCCCTGAATGATCGCAGTTTGGATTTAATTCAGTGTTATGCATACTAACCCGTCTGTTGCCGCCATCTTTTTGCATTGAATAAACATCGTTAAAGCCAAACGGCTCAACCGAAAGCGTTGCATGATTGATTGCTATTATCGGACCGCCGACAAAATGATCTTTTTTTAAATATTCTAAGGACGGCCCACTGCCAACAAGATTTAAAGTCTGATCCTTATATTTATTTTTAAGGGTTTGCATTAACTCCGCGCCTTTTCCAAAAGTGCCTCATACTCAATGCTGTAGCCGTGTATTGGCGGGACCTGCACTAAATTATCATTCGGAATTGCGAATCGCCGCTGAAAGCCAAGGTGTCTCCAACCGGTCACGGTCAACGAACAATTATCAAACATTGTTTTCAGCGAATCCGAAAGGCTGCCAGCTTCCGACGCCGAGTTATTTTGACTAAAAATATTGAACTGAATAAGCAGGCTTTCCCTGTCGTCTGTGAAATCAAGCTCATCTGCTTCTGACACCATCATAAATACACAATATGGAAACGTTGTTTCTTGCGGTGCCTTTTTCTCATACATCCGGCCAGATACATCGTTATAGAATCCGGTCGATGTCGTGGCCGCAAAATGGTTCCATATTGCCGGGTAAATTGCATCCATTAGAATTTCTTATCCGCGTCTTGGAATTTCTTCCGGATCTTTGATAAATTTTTATGAAGAGCCGGTCTTAAAAACGGGACTGCCCCAGTGTCATGAGTGCCCAATTCAACAAAACTTGCATAATACCGGGTGTAATTCCCTGGCCCTTGCGCCTGAACAATCGCGCCGCCATCCTTAAACTTGCTTTTTTTAACCTCGATCTCAGACGCCAGCTTCCCGGTCGGGTTTTTCGCATCGCGCATTAATATCCGCTTTGCGTCTTTCTCAACCATGCCGCTCCATCCATGGCGATGTCAGAAATTACCGAATTTACAGATTTCAAAAGTACCTTATCGTTCCAGGTTATCCGGTTCATACTTCCTCGCTGCAAATCATTTCGAGCCATCGCTTGCGTTCGTCAATATCGATCGGTGTTCCTAAAATCTGAAACGTGGTGCTTTCATCACTCCAATAGATCCGCATTTTCGATGTCACGCCAGATCTATATCGAATCCGAATCCGATGGGTTGTGACGCTTTCGAGCTTCATCGCGTCAATCTGTTCGGTTGATTTGATCGGCCATATTGCGGCGCGTACCGATCCCATACCGGATACGGTCGCCCACGATGTTGTAAATCCACCCCTACCATCCGCCGTTGCGGTCGATTCTTGGATTGCAACCGTGTGCCTTAGCTGACCAATTCTCATGCATCAACCCCGCCCTGAAGTTTCGACATTGCAAGCAGGGACTGCGCCGCCTTTAAGTTGTATGGAGTCTGACCGACGACAACATCCTCACGGTTTTCGTACATATCGGCACAAATCAAAAGAATTGCCGCCACTATATTTCTCGGCACAGATTGAACTATCAGCTTTCCGCCGCTGGTGTATGCCGCAGTTCCGGCCGATCCATTTAACGACATCGAATTATCATCGTCGTCTGTCATGATCCATAGCCCGTTTGCCACCGTGTTTCCGCCAACATCATAAACGAGCACCTGATCGCCGGTGTCGTTGCCGTGGGTCCCAACGGTCAAAACGATTGGACTTGCATTGCTGGCCGCCGTGACGGTTTGAGGTGCGTGGGTTCCATATCCAAATACAAATTGGATTTCGATCGGGTTTTGTGGATGAAGATCCGCGCTCGGCCATGAATAATCATACTCAAGCACTATCCTGCCGGGTTCTGAGTCTATGTCGACATTGTATTCGGCATCCGACCATGTGGTTTCAGTGCCTGCCGTGTTTGTGTATTTGACATGAGTTACTGATTGCAATTGACCGAACGGTAGCCGGATCGAGTCCGAATCCGTCCATGAATCCATAAAGACTTTCCACGTCTGAGTGATCATTCGCCGCCGGGTGATCTGCTCGGCTTTATGCGTCGCAACCGATATCAGCGATTGCAGATATGCATTATCGTTCGCATGATCAACCCCTAAATGGCTCTTGAGTTGAGCAAGCGTCAACGGGAAGTATGCCGGTGGCGTAACGATTGTCCTTATCATTTTGCAAAAACCATTTTTATCGAAAAATAGGCATCTGCTGTCGCCTGGTTCTTGATTGACAACGTAAGCGTGCCATAAATAGGCCAGAAAAACGGGACGTGGCCGCCAGACCGCTTGATATACATATCCGGGACACAGCTATAGGCGCCGGTCGCCTGGATCAAATTTAACCCTTGATACGCGGTCGTCCCGGCATCCTCCGAACCGAGTAAATAGTTTCCGACGGAATCATATATCAGAACGTCCGCTGCATCTGGCGTAGTGTATGCTCCACCAGTTGCGTATGCCGTGACCGAATAAAGATACCATGAATTTATATATACTGTATTCGCCGTGCTGGTTGCGACGGTAAAATCTGATCCGTCGGACACAATTGCGAATGTGATCGTTTTTAAATGGCTTCCGATGTCAAGCGGCGTCTGTGTTGTCGTTGACGCTGCTGACGCTATTGGCGCAAAAACGATCAGGATTAAAGCCGATAAGATTAAGATTTTCTTTTTCATGGTTCCCGCCGTTTTGGGTTGCCCCCGGTTGCCCGGGGGCGGTTAGGGTTAGTGGCCGTGTTAATCTCCGGTTATGAGCGCACCTGCTTTAAGCGGCTTATACCGGATGTAAAAGTTTACTCCACCGGATGTCGGGTCGCTATTCGCGAGACCGAGATCAATAGTTCCGACCGGAAAGATAAAAGGAACGTCCATGCCGATTCCAAGCGGAATTGCGGTCCCAGGAACGGCCTCTACTGCGGCATTCCCGATGGTCCCATCCCAATAGATATAATTACCAGCCAACATGCCATTAATATCCATCGTTGCGCCGATGGTAGTATCGGCCCCGGTCGTTGGGTCGGTAGCAAGCGTGAGGCCACACGCATTAGCGGACACCGTACTATAACATTCGGCAATGAGTGCCAATATCAAGACTGGCCCACCGGTAATTGTGAAAATATTGGCAACAGATCCAGCATGCAACAATACCGCCCCATTATAAGCCAGGCGATCACCACTATCGGCCATGTCCTCAAGCCGTTCCAGGATTGACCCATCGCGGTCGGCCGTTACGCTGGATGTGGATGTCGAGCCGTCGATAAGGGTGTCAAGCATATATTCACTACGCTCAAGCACCGATCCGTCGCGATTTCCAGCAACCGAGCTTGAACTAAAAGCATTGTCGGCATCATTAGTGCCCAGAACGTTCGTTGTCTTTCCGGTCCCGGCGTATGAAACAGAAACAAGAAAGAGACATATCAATAAAATAACGAAGGTTTTCAGCCTCATTTTTTTATCCTCCCGTTGGCCGTACGGCCTTTTCGGTTTTCGGTTTTAATATTGCCCGCTCCACCTTTCTCGGCTCAGGCTTTTTGGGTTTAAGTTCAGGCTTTTCGTTGTTTGATTTGAAAAGTGACATAAAGCTCTTGTCCTTGTTTGCGTGGCCCTGAACCATCAGGTGATAAGCGCGGGCGTTCGATACGTCAACAATATCGTCTTTCCCAATCAAGTTGAGCATCGCCAGCCCGCTATCGGTTAGTTTTATCTGCATAACAGTCCCCCTTTTTAATCGGTTATGACCGTCGGGACTACCGCTGCAGAATATGCCATCAGCGGATAGTACATAGCAGATACGAGGTTTGAACCGTTTCCGCCGGTGGCTCTGAGCTGAAAACAATCGTATCCGGCGGAAAACTTTGCCGGGTCCCATTCCACAATCCAGATTTGATCCAGGGCGGCGCCCGTGTCCACGGTGTAGGTTATTGCTGCCGTCGCAGCGGCAAACAGATCCGCCGAGGCAGTGTCGATGTTATACCAGATTGGACACACCACCGTGATCGCCGAGGACGTACCAGCGGCGACGTCGGTTGATTCGTTCCAAGTAACAACCAGATTCGTGTCGCCCCCGGCCGAATAATGATGCAGGACAACCCACAGCTTCAACACGTTTTTACAGCAAATAACATCGCTGGTGTTCAGCAGGGCGCTCGCCAAAACAGGCTCATGTGCCTGGATGGGCGGTAAAAATTCAGGTAAAGTAAGATTATTCATTTCTATATGCCTCCGTTAATAAAATTTTTGGCTGTTTATCTTGCAGCGATACGGACAAACGGTGACACCGTATGGCTCGATGTGCCCTTGAACGGCGTTATCGCGCTTGACAGTCTCGGACGCCCGTCGAAATACGATGTAAATCTGAGCGCGATTTGGCCGAATTCAAACTTGACGTGCATTGAAACCGCTTGAAGCACATCGCCCTTGTCGGCAACGATAAAGTCGCTGAAATCGGTCAGCCAGATGTCGCCGGCGTCGCCGAGGGTTTCGGCCTGCTCGATGGGTATTGCCGGCCACCCCCAAATACTCCCAATCCCGGACGCATCCATGGGCGGAATAAACAGTTTTGCCATTTGACCGCCGGTCCCGATGTCGTATGTCAGGGTCATCAACTGCCGGAAGCAATTCCGATTGTAAAAGAACGCGGGCTTCCCGCCGTTGTTGGGTCTGAACCGCTGAATCATTTCAAGGATATTTTCCGTTGCGATGGTGTCGGCAACCTGCCCGGATTCTGCGGCAACGTTCACCTTGCAATCAGCATTTTTAATGCCAAGCGTCTGTCCGGCGCCGGTGCCTTCCATAACCTGAT